AGAAAAATTATTATTCAAATATATTCCCCAATATACATTCATTTTTTATTCCTTTGTTAATACTGAAAAGTTTTTTACCTTTTCAAACTTTAGAGTCCTTTGGAACTTGTCCGTAAAGGAATCTTTATGAGATATAACAAAGATATTGGTACCAGCATCACCAAGGTCCCACATAATTTTGATAAACTCATCAGTACCAGAAGAATCCATAGCACGGTCAAGAATTTCATCGAACACAAGTATATTGACATTGACACTATTTTTCATCTTGGCAATCTGTCTCCATGTAAGAAGAATTGCCAAGTCTATTCGTAACTTCTCTCCTTCGGAGAAGTTGTGATATGAGAACTCGTCTCGGTATCTTGACTTGATTGATTCCTCGAATGACTCATTAATATTAAAATTGACAAAAAAGCCAAGTTTAGCGAGGTACTTATTGATATATTTGTTAATGATAGGAAGATACTGTTTAATGATTTTTGTCTTGATTCCACCATCTTTGAGTAGTGTAGTGGCCAAGTCCACATATTGGCGCTCATCTAAAAGGGCCTTCTTTTCTTCTTCGAGGGAGGAAATATCATGTTGGACTTGAAGGAGTTGTCGTTCCGACTCTTGGGTAGTTTTGTCAGATAGTGCGAACGTTTCAATCTGAACCATAATTTGAGACAGATTATTAGAAATATGGTTATAGGAAGACCTACTAGATGTAAGATCCATCTTAACTCCATTAAGACGCTGGAGAACCTCATCAATCTTCTCTATTTCTTCTAGGACGGCAGTAATCTGTTCGTCAGCCTTATTTATACCCTGAGATATTTCATCAATCTTACTTTGGTTTGTTCCAATCGTTTCTTTTTTAAAAGTTTCATCGATACCCTGACGGCAAGTGGGACAAGTATCATTAGTCTCAAAAAATACGTTATCTTTCTGAATACGGTCAATGTTATTTTCCATCTTGGCCTTGAAACCGACCAACTTACCATACTTTGTTCTTAGTGCCGAGGTATCAATACCTTGATCAAGGAGTTCATCTCTTTGCTTCTCTAACTCTGAAATAGTTGCTTTTTCGGAAATTAAACTATCTTTTAGTTCCTGTTCTTTTTCTTGTAAAAGTGAAAGTTTAGTTTCATTATTTGACTTTAAGGACTCTAAAGTCTGCTCAATGTAAGTTTTATTTTCATTTTTACTGGTTAAAGTAATCCTATTCTTCTCTAGTCCTTCACGATTGATTTGTAGTCGATTCTTGACCACATTAGACATAGCCGAAAAAATTTGAATGTCCAAAAGGTCTTCAATCACAGAACGACGGTCATTCGGAGATAACTGCATAAAAGGAATAAATGATGCAGAACCTAGAATAACCACTTGTGTAAAGGACTTATAGTTCATTCGGAGAATATTTTTTTCTAAATGTTCTTGGTAGTCTTTTGCTGCGGCGTCTTGATTGACCATTGTACCATTACAATAGATTTCAAAGATGTTCGGTTTCGCACCACGAACAACCTTGTATTTCTTACCAGATATAGAGAACTCAATCTGCACCTCACAGTTCTTTTGGTTGATAGAGTTTACAACATTACCCTTGTTCACCTTACGAAAAGGTTTACCAAACAAGGAAAAAGTCAAAGCATCTAGAAAGGTGGACTTTCCAGCACCGTTGTGACCGATTATAAGGGAGTTTTTATGTGTGTCTAACTCAATCTCAGTCCAGTTATTTCCGGATGATAAAAAATTTTTATAACAAATCGTATGGAATGTTATCATTTTCACGCAATCTTTTGTTAGGAAACTTTAAAGAAGATTTTACTTCATGAACGAAAAATACTTGTGTAAGTCTTACTTCATCACCCATATAAAAATGGCTAGGTGAATGTGCGACATTACCGTCGAAACTAATCATTCTATTATAGATATATCCTATTTTAATTGTTTCATCGAAACAATCATTATTACTTTTAATTGATTCGTCAAATCCATAATCTTCACCATTAGAATAAAAACTATGTAAAACCTTATAATCAATTGAAGGTCTATTTTTTTTCTGTCTATATATTGTAGTTCCTAAATTAACATCAAAACCAGGTGATAAATAAATGACCCCAGCCATCAAACATTTATCTTCATGAATAAATCCCATATTTTTAGGTGATTTTGGATCAAAATCTAGCGTAGAAACTTTCCAGAAAGCTGTTGATACTTTCCATTTCAAATCACTAATAGGATAATATATAGAAAATAACTTTTCAATAAATCCATTAAATAATCTAGGATTTAAGTTGTGTAGTTCTTTTGTTCTTTTACCAGGATAATTACCAGGAGATTCCAAGTATTCTTGTTTAAGAGCATATTCTCGGATTTTATCCGGGTCATTATAAAAATTATCAACACAGAGAGTAGGAAAATTATTCATATTGTTTCCACCTGTAAGGCCTCTTGGTAAACATCTAACATATATGATTTCATCTTAACAGATTCTATAGGCAATGTCAAGTTGTCTATATATTTTGAAAGGATTGTTGATGTGTCTTCTGCCTCATCTACCGAATCCATCTCTTCATTTTCTAATAGAACTGAAGCATCCTCAATAACCGTAATATCAAGAGGACCTGCTTTATAAATGCTATCGAATAATAAATCAAATGAATAAGGATTCGATTTATTAACAACAACTAATTTAACGTAAGTATTCTTATACTTAGAAAAATCAGTTCCTTGTATTTTTTCTACAATATCAGAGTTGGTCACATCATCATATTTTGCAATACGGAACATCTTATAAGGATTCTGCAAAAACTCTAGTTGCCTCGTCTCTGTATCAAAAACAGAAAATCCTCTTGGATCAGCATAATCATGCCAAGTATATTCGGCAAAAGCACCAATATAAGAAACGTTGCCGATAGTGGAACGGTGGTGATAATGACCAGAAAATACTTTATCAAACTTATTAAAAATACCTCTATCTTGTCCATGGTCCGATATTAACCCCCTATGCATTGTAAAACCTGTCAATTCAAGATGCCCCATAAGAATTTCAGCACGAGGATGTTCAATGACTTCCATTGCAAATTCTTTATTGGATTGTGTAATCCAAGGCATTATTTGTATATCAAGGCCATCTATATTGATAATTTCAGGAACAGAATATTTTTGGATAAACTGATATCTATTAACTACTAGTTCATCCAAGGCATTTACTTCATGAGTGTCTTTGTAATAAGAGTCATGATTACCTTGAATAATGTGAGTTTGAATACCGCGGTCTTCTAATGGATCAAGGAAATCTTCTCGACATCTTTTTGCGGAAAGGAAGTTTATGTATTTACGTCTGTCGAAAATGTCACCAAGGTGTACCACATGCCGAATATTATTAGCATCAATATAACGAAAGAACCAATCATAACACATTTTTTGATAATCATGAAACGCCGGGTTATCATTCCGGACGCCGGAGTGCGTGTCCGTGATAAGTGCAACTTTTGCCATAAAAACTCCAAAAATAAATTTATAATAACATTATACATCAGGAAAAGAATCTCGTCAATCTTTTTTGTTAGTTTCATATTATCCTAAAGAAAGTGGAAAAAGCAAATCTTCCAAAACCTTTATAAGGTTGAATACCAGGAATCATTGTTATTTTATCAACACTATGTGTTGCCCATGAAGGAAATAAGACGGCCATATTACTATTAATTTGTAATTTGTGATTTATATCATTAAAATATAAATCACCGCCAATGAAACATTTAGGTTCTTTGAATAACCAAAAAACATATGTATAACAACTTGCATCATGGTGAGAATCATAATAATCTTCATCTTCATAATAACTCATCAAAGTTTCATCTTTATTTGTATAATAATACAAATTTAAAGTATAATCATTATTTTTATATGATGATAATTTTGACAAAGGTTTTTTGTATATCTTTAGATAATTTGACAAATTTCGTATTTTATCTAACCATATACCTTTATTACTTTTTTTAAGTTTATCATTTTCATCTATTGCTGAACCTGTTTTTTCAGGCCCTATTAATTTATCATCATCACATAAAAATAATGCTTCTTTCCATATAGATTCCATCTCATCACTATTAAATATATTTTTGAAAGTGTAAAAAATATATTTATCCGTTTTTACCTGTTCAACATCAATCATTTTTTGTCATTTCTTTATATATATCAACTTCGCTTTGTCTTATCCATCCTAATTGTACCATACGTTCAAAGATTTTTTCTTTATCTTGCTTACTATGAGGAACAGGTTCTACGATTTTATCACAGAACCATTCCATAGATTGTTCTACTTCTCTGATTAGGTCATCAATATCAGTCATGACGATTTCCTACGTTTAAAAGTATTTGTTGTTCCCATCTCCGTATCATAATCATTAATGGCACTATCAATAGCCTTCTTAATAGCATCTAACCGCATACGGTAGTTACCACGAACATGGACTCTTTCTTTCTTGTCCTTCAAGGCCGACAATAACTGCTGGACTTGGAAAGGTACATCAAACTGATTCTCTTCCTTCATCGTCTTCTCCAAAAAACTTATCTAGTCCTTCTTTGGCCGCTTTTCTCTTCTCTTTCTTTTCCGCTTCACGACCTTCAAACTTCTTTATGAACTCATTTAGGTTATCATACATCGTGGAGGAAATCAAGTGGTTATCATCACTATCTATCATCAAAGCTGCGTCAGATGTATCTAGGACACTTTCTTGGAATTTTTTGTATATAATGTAACGATTTTTCTCTTCTTTACTAATCCTTCTATGAAAGGCATAGTAAATGATTTGAGTAAAGTAAGCAAAAGGATTTTGTGAAATGGTAGGATTAAAGTTATCAAAATATAGGAAACAGTTCTCAATAGCATCAGAAACCAACTCATCACGGAATGAGTAGTTCATAAAACGAGGTTTATGCGAAAGGTTCTCGGCAATCAAGTAAATACATTTGCCAATATATTCCGATACCCGTGGTTTATCAAGGCCTTGTTCTTTGGCAATAACCACTAGCTTCTTATACTCAAGAATCTCTGCCAAAAATCTTTGATTATCTACGTAGTGGTTCTTTTTCTTTTTTGTAGTCATATTAAAACCTCTTGAAAATAAAATAACATTATATACTAAAAAAAGTTTAAGGCAAGTGCATTTTGGGGCTTGACAAGGTTCCTAATCTGTGTGTATAATGAGATCCGCTCCACCACCATGACTTACCACTAATATTAACCAGTTGCTTAAGATGAGCGAAGCGAATCCACGCGAAGCGTGGCCTTTAGACCTCCGTTAAGGCCTTTAGCTTTGCTATTTGCTTTTTGAGTATAGGGCCACGGTTGGGCCATTTGATAATGGGTTGGTCGTCATTCTTTGCTAGGTTTTCCAATAAAGGAAGGTAAATCTTACGAACGGCCTGTAATCTTTGTTTAAGGTCGTCTACCTCGTTGGTGATAGGTGTAATATCCGTTTCTTTTGCAAAGGTAAACCCAAAATCATCACCGTTATCTAAGTCTAAATACTTATTATTGACCATTAATGCATTGTCCTTTTATCTTTAATTGTTTCCATTATTGATGCAATCTCTTCTTCATAATTAGGTTCATCTTCTGTCTTTTTATTAATCATTTCTTCTTTATTTTCATTTATATATGTATCAACGCTATCCCAGTAATATTCATTCATTTTTTCACCAACATCCGATATTAGCAAGATATCATCATAATGAATGGTGAATTCTTGCCTATCGCATATACGAGGAAATACCCAAGGCATAAATGCAATTGATAGATAACCTGTTGCGGAAGGCATATAAACCGCTTTAAGAGGATTGATGAGCATATAAAAATGTTCATCATCCTCCTGTATCTCAACAACTTCCGATATAACATCATCACCATTTTTCAACCGCAAAAATTTGGCGATTGTATTTTCACTAGTCATAATTTATCCCTTCATATCTATTTTGTATATGCGAAATTTAAACTTTTCTTCTGAATAGGTTTTAATTCGTTCAAAGAAATGTTTGAGGGTAAAATTTTCTCTTTTTTTCCAGATAAAGTCGTCGGCAATATCAAATAAGGTTGCTGACTGTTTAGTTTCGGAGATACGAAGTCCTCTACCAATGGACTGGAGATTCCGAATTTTGGATTTGGAAGGAGATGCAAATATGACATTATTGAGGGCCACGATATTAGTGCCAGTAGACAAAACACCAACGGACCCAACAATAATACTATTTCTCTCCCGTTCGATAATTTTACGGATTGATTCTCTATCTTCGACATCAGTTCCTCCATGAATAAAGAATACCTTTCTGTCATCCTTTATTCGGTTAGATAGCATATCATATAAGACCTTACCGTGTTTATCAACAAAGTTGAATAACAGTAGCGTATTGCCTTCTAATGATAGTGCTAGGTTGCAAATAAATTTATTTCTTTCCTTGTTTGATATAATATATTCAAGTTCTTCTTGGTATGTGGCCGATTTCATATAGTGACATTCTTCTTCACTATATTTCAACAAAAGGCATTTGATCGTTAGTTCGGCTAGTTGCTTTTTCTCCATCAACTCTTTTGATGTGGTAGCCTTATATATCTGTCCAAATAATCCCATCAACACCCATTCGTGTGCCTTGGCACCGGATAATGTGCCTGTTACACCGAGTCGGTATTCTGCCTTGGTACATTTAGAAAGAATATCGGATAAGGCTTTGGCCTGTGCTTGATGAACTTCGTCACAGATTACATAATCAAACTGTTCAAAGTATTCTTTAGGCATCCTAAACAAAGACTGCCAGGTGGATATCATAATGGGGTGTTCGGAGTTTTTATCTTTACCTGAATATACTCTCCAACAATACTTGAACATATCTTTACCATTCTTAACAGAATAGTCTTGGAAGTCGGAGAACATTTGCTCTACTAGTGCAGACCTCGGAACAATGAGAAGGCCTCGCTTCCCTTGTTTGAGAAGATAATTGCAAACAAGGTATAACAAAAGAGACTTGCCGGAACCAGTAGGAGACAACACAATGCGACGTTTAGAACGAATAGCATGAACGAAAGCATCCATCTGATAGTCACGAGGAGGGTGTTTAGGATTGAGTATTTCGACATATTCTTTAGCCTCTTCTAAGGAGAATGATGTATCTAAATCTTCATGCTCATACTCATATGTATAACCTTTTTCCTTGATCCACTTCATTACCTGTGGTGCAAGGCCACGATATATCAGACCTGTGGTAGGTGAATAAAGTCTGAGGTATCCATCCCAAAGTTTCTGCTTGTAAGAAGGAACAAACTGAAACCCTGGGGGACGGAAAGAAAATGCATCTCGCAATTCCCATCCTTTACCTTCATCACAACGGATATGGATGTAGGCCTCATTCTTATTTGTTATAATAAAATCGGTCATCTATCCGTCATTTTCTTCCATTCAATAAAGGACCGTAAAGCATATACTCTACTGTTTAGTTCCTTTATAATAGAGGTACAAAACTCTACCACTTCTTCGTGAACTACTTTTTTAAGAACCATATTATTTAGGTCTTCGTCCGAGTCCATGTATATTGGTATATTCTGCTTAATGATTAAACGACTATTAGGTTCCCAACCACGTTCTTTCAGTTCTTCCATATCAAGTTCACCTTGATAATACTGGAACTTTATAAGACGCATTTTATTATAGTCATTGGTAAACTTTTTAACCAGCATCCTATGGTGAGATAGAATGTGTAAGTATTTACCGTGAAGGGAAGAGATACGGATTAATTCTAGGCCTGGTTCAGTGGAGTCAATAGCACAATCCTTATGCCATTCTTCCATTAGGTCATCAAGTTTAACTGGTGGTCGCAAAGCAAACTCCATTAATTATCAAATTATTATTATACAGGAAAATTATACGGAAGTCAATCTCTCAATTTCAAAGAGGTCATAACGAAAGGTAAAGTCGGCAGTAGGAATGATATCCGCATCTACCTTGGTATCAAAGGAGATTAATCCAATTGATGTCGGATGACAGTTATGGAACTTTACGCGAATGTTAGGATTGTTGGCATTAGTATTTACGGTAAGATATCCGTCAAAATAAAGTGGTGCTTTAGGATCTCTTGCTTTGATATATTGTGAATAGGATTCAGGTCTGGTCAAACCAACTAACCATTTATATGTTTCTTC